TGTTTTACCAGCCACCCATGCTTATGTTTCCACGATTTCCTACGGAGGGGAGAGTCCACTGCGAACGATTCCGGAATAAATGCGACCGTTTAGCGGGAAGGAATCAATCCAGTTCCCGAGTTGTAGATAAAAACTTTCGAAATTGCCGCTGGTTGGTCCGGGAGACACAACTGTTTCTGTATTAATTCCGTTTATTCTGGTTTTAATTTCGTCTGTTGCTGTCGCTCCGGCGGTGTCGAACAGGTTATCGAATACAGCCTTGGTTCCAATATTTACAATAGCGGAAACCGTCGTCGTGTTTTTTAGGTCAGCCCTGAATCCATCATTTGCTGTTGCCGCCAGCACCGCAAACCCGCCTGTGTGCAGATATGACGAAACAACTCCACCACCTGGCACAGCAGTAATATAGTAACCACCAAAAACCGATAATTTATCGGTCGCTGTTAAGTTAAGTGTCCCAGACGCCAGATAGTCATCCACCCCGTCAAATGCGAGATGGTATTTCCCACTGCTGTCTTGTTGAAGCGCCGGTCGCGATGCAGCGGTTGCTTGAGTGGCGTGGATGTTGTTTCCGGACTTGTCGAGAATCTTGCCGACTGTCTGCCCAACAGCCGTGACCGGAATAGTCCCGGCGCTGTCCTGGAACAGGGTGCTGAAGTCGGACGGATCATACCAGACGCCTATCTCGCCATCAGCGAAGAGGTCGAGGGGGGTGAAAGTACTACCCCCACCTGCGGGAACAGCGTTGAAGCCGTTTGAGAAGCCGTTGGAAAAACCGTAACTTGAAACGGGGGTAAAGTCAGTTACATAGACCCCGCCCAAGGGACCGACACGAATTCCCCCAACGAAACTGTCACCGGGAGACTCGGGTTGGTTCAACTGACAGCACAGCCGCCCCTCATCGTCGAAGGGCAAGCCGCCGATCCATACAGCTTGGGACAGGTCATAGCCGTACCGGATGCACAGCACCCCATTGTCGCGCACCCCAAACCCATTGACGACTGTTTGTGGCGGAAGGGTGGAACTAGCGTAAATCGCACCTAGCGGACCGTGCGCGATACCACTCCAATCAAACAGCGGAGAGGGGGCCGCTGTCGTGATGTACAGCGACCCGTCTGGAGTACGGACTCCTGGCAGCATTAGCTGTCAGCCGTGAGAACAGCCCAGAAGAAGTCGCCGGCTACGACGCCTCCCTTGACGTAGCACGAGTACGTGCCTGCACCAGCAGTTGCCGCACCCGCAGTGACGGTACAGGTGCCGCCTTCGGCGATGGGGCCTGCCGCACGGACCCATTGGGACGTGCCGCCAGCGGCGTCGTTGTCGTTGTCGGGAACAACCCAGTCCGGTTGCGGAGCGATGGTTGGAACAGCGATGCTGCCTTGACCAAGCACGTTGTTCTTGTACCCGGACACCGAGTTCAAGCCGATGTAGTTGGTATTGGCTGCGATCTTGGCTTCGGTCGGAGCCTCGACATAGCCGCCAATGGGATCTTGAATGACTGCCGATGACCAGGCAGCGCCACCTGAATCAGGACGACCTGCTGCATTGGCGATGTTTGCGCCTGCTACACCCATGATTTTCTCCTTTCAAGAGAAAAAGCGGGGACCGAAGTCCCCGCCAAACCTTAGTGCGTGTTCGGCAAGTTCATCTTGATGCGCGCCAATCCCTCGGAGGTGTGTTTCCACTCCCTGCGATTGATCGACTGTTCAGATTTGCTTGCCCAACGACAATTACTCAGTTCGTAGTTCCCGGCAGGGTCGATGCGGTCGAGGGTCATCCCCTCAGGGCGCTCACCCATGTCGGACAGGAAGTTTTCAAACGATTCCCACCGTTCGCAGACCTTGACGTGTTCGTAACCTTTGGCGACACCTGCGCGCCACTTCATGCTTGTCCACGTCCGATACGTCGGACTTCCAGAACTAGAAGCGTTGTAAGACTGACCGTGTGTGCGGTGAGTGTTTCCAGTAACTTCCACTTTGAAGCACCCACACGACTTAGTGTGACCTTTCCGCAAATTGTTAGCAGTCACCATTTTGAACGTCCCACACTCACACTGTACGAGGCAGTGCGATGCACGGCGTCCTTTGCTGTCTGCAATCACGGTAACACCAACCACAGTCAATCTCCCAAACACAGAACCACTTTCGACCTTTGACATGACGGACCTCCTTGTGAAAGGTCCATCATACCATAACTAAGTGATTCTTGCTCTAGTCGTCCATCCTCCCTTGGAACTGCAAGCCCGAGGAGGTCAGGTTGCCGGCCCACGCCAGGATCTGCACTTCGGCATCCTGGTTGACCGAGTAACGTTTGCCAGGAGAGAGCGGAACCATGTCACGCTGCGCGTGCGGACGATAGAACAGGTACTTGGTGTTCAGCATGAAGCCGGTACTGGCCGGGCAGAAGCCGCCGATACCGCCGTCGAGCACCACGTCCGCGTCCATGAACTTCTGGGTGACGAAGCCGAGGTTGGCCGAGTCGCTGGAAGTGAAACGCTGGATCTGTTGCAGCGAGGCGGTGTAGAAGCCCCACAGCACGCTGTCGACGATGATCAGGTCGGGACGGTCGTTGCCGCGGACCAGTTGCGCCCAGAGCTTGTTCATGTACTCCTGGATGTTCGACGCCGAAACGGCAGCGCCGCCGTCGGTGGTGAAGTCGAAGTTCTTGGAGCGCCAGAAGTTCCACGTGTTGCGGTCGATGCCGCCGGGGGAGCCAGTGGCCGGGTTGATCGGCACCTGAACATTCAGGCCAGTGATCTCCTTGCCGCCGTAGCCGGTGCCATCGGAGTAGAGGCCAGCCGAGATCAGGTTCGCCATGGTGCCTTCGGCGACAGCGATGCGGCCTTCCAGCAGGTCGATGATCTGTTCCTTGCCGGCGTTCTGCAACTGTTCGAGACCGGAGATGGTGACCGGGCAAGCTGCCTGCTTGATGTCGTACTGGGCTGCGGAGATCACGTCCTGCGCAGCGACCGGCAGGGTTTCGTAGCCGCTGTAGTAGCCAGCGTTGGCGTTTTCGGCGAAGGACAGTTCCTGGAGGATGACGTTACCGCCGGAGAACTTCTTGATGTTGCCGCGCTGCTTCAGGCGAGCGAGCAGGGCGTTGTTCTTGGTGACGTTGTCGGCGATGATGCCGGAACGGTTCTGGATCGTGGTCGCAATGACATCACTGATCGAGGGGTTTGCGAAGCTCATTTGAATCTCCTATTGAGGTTGCGGGATCGTGCTCACTTGACTCCCGGTGGGCGGGTTCGCTCCGGTCGGTGTCGTGCGCTGGACACCTGCAACAACAGTAGGGATTCCCCTGAACGTTTTTGGGGTGGGGTTCGCGTCCTCGGTCACATGACCGGGGCCGACTACTTCCTTGACAATGAAGCTGACGTTGGTCGTCATATCCTACTTCCTGTCTCGCCCAAAAGCGCGGTGATGGTCCCACGCAAATCTGATGGATTTCCTTGATTACCTCCAGGCATGGAGGGCGAACCGCTCACTGAGACTGCGGCTCCTTTGGCGCGTTGCGCCGCTTGGTGGGCTTGCAGGGCTGCTTGGGTAGCTGCCTGTGAGGATTCACGAACTGTTGATGCCTGGAAAAGATCGTCGTTCATCCGTACGGCACGGGCATAAGCATCTTCTAGAGAAACCGCTACGCCCCTTCTTGCATTCATTTCGATAATATCCGCCATGTCAGAGCGAACTTCATAAAAGTACGGGAACTGTGGATCAACAGCCATCGACTCGACTGTGTGGGTGACTTCCTGCTCCACCCGCTGATGATACTGCTGCTCACGTGCCTGTTGGCTCTGAATGAACTGTTGGACCGGTGCGAGCTTCTGCTCCAGCAACCGTTCAATGTCCGACTGTTGCTGAACATGCTCCGGCATCGGCTGGCCGACCAGCGCCTTGTCCAGCGCCACGAGGTCGATACCGAAGTGCTTGATCATGTTGGCGACGAGAGTGACCTTTGCTGCCGGGTCGCCGTTGACCAGGGTGCGCTCCACGCCCAACAGGTTGTTGATCGCCGTATTCACGTTGCCACCGTACATGGCGTTGATACGGTCCATGTGGGGGGCGATGATCTCGCGGACACCTTCTGCGCCCCGGCGCACATCGGCTGTTTCCTGGAGGACACGAGCAGTCTCCCGCTCCCGGCGAACGACCTCCTGCCGGACATTCAGCGGAAGTTCGGCCCAGACTTTCTTGGCGTCACCCTTCCACGATTGAGGTGCCCGATCAATACGATGATCAGGAACAGTCTTGTCAGCAGGTCTTTCAGCAGGTTTCTCGCCGGCAACTTCCTCGATGGATTTGGGAACATCTGGCGATCCGCGCTCTGCCGGAACTTCGGCATCTTCCGGGGCGTCGACGACGGGAGGAGCGTCAACGGGGGAAGCCGGAGGAGACATGTCTGCCGGGGAAGCGGCAGGGGCGGCAACCGGTTCAGAATGCTCCTCAACAGCCGACTCTAAAGCAGAGCGCAGATCGTCCATTATATTATCCTTATCTGTAGTATTGCTTGATCAGCTCCTGCCGGATAGCTTTCCGGTCAGGTTCGTGTTTCGGTGGTCCAACGGGCAAACCTTTCAATTCAGCGGTAGGCACGACATCGTGGCGAGCACAATGGTCACGCATACCAGCACGGCCAGAATACGTCTTGCCGTCAATCGGGCTGACGAAATCAGGCAGATCGGGCATGACTCCGGTATGTGGCCGGGCACCGAGGCGGGACTTGATTTCTTCAGGGATAGGCTCATCTTTGTCCCACAGTTTACCACCAATTTGAATATAAGACTTACGAGGCATCACCCTTTGCCTCCTTGCTATCTTCACGCGCTTTGTTGTTGAGGTCCATCATCGCTTTGGCGCTGTCCTGGGCAATCTGCTGGTCGAACTTCGCCTGGTCTTGTGCCGCCTTCTGCTGATTGGCTGTTGCCTGATACTCCAGGTCCATCTGGTGCTCCTGCTGCTTGAAGGCAAGCTCCTGCTGCTTCACCTGCATCTCCAACTGTGCCTTCTGCTGCTCAATCTGCATCTCCTGCTGCATCTTCTGCTGCTCCAGGCCAGCCTTCTGCTGCGCAATTTGAATGTCCATCTTCGCCTTCTCGATGGCCGGGTCAGGCGGCGGGGGCGGCGGGTTCTGGATCTTCTGCATGATCTGGCTGAGCGTCTGGTCAATGACACCTTCCAATTCCTGACTTCCCCGGAATCCGCTGACAACGTACTTGAGCGTCTCAAACAGGATGGGGGCAGTGTCCGGCATCGCCTTCATGGTGGTAGCGGCACTCTGCAAGAACGTGGCGACAGCGTTGGTGAACTCCACCTTCTCCTGCTTGGCAGTTGCTTGATCTTCCATCGCAAGGCTGTCAGCCTGGACATTGACCCGCCACTGAAACTTTTCGTGGTCGCCCTTGAGTAGCGCAACCGCCTCCTGCACCAGCGGTGCGTTGGCACTTTCGAGGTAATATTGGAAATTGGACAACTCAAGAATCTGCTCGGGGATGAAGTGACGGCAGATCAGTTCAGCCTTGATGCGGAGGATGTCCTGGGCGAAGCGGGCGACTTCATTTTGTCTCTTCTGAATCTGCACCCCGGCGAATTGTGTTTTAAGCTTCTGAGCACCGAGCGTCTCGCTGGCCTTGGTTTGGCCCCGCACGATGTCGCTGATGCCAGTCAGTTCGTAAATCTGACCCTTGATGTCCTCACGGGCCTGACGCAGTCGCTCCAGCGCCTGGATGACTGTTTCCAGCGGCAGCCAGTCGACGCTGCCCTTGACCCCGCCCTTCTCGGCAAACATAGCCCAATTGTCCACCGGGATCATGGTGTTCTCGCTGCCCTGCTGGAGCATACGCTGGATACCAGTGGCACCGGAGTCATAGACGCCAACCACCTTGCACGCCTGGACCAGCAGACTGATGCGGTTATTCACCGTATCCAGTTCGTTGTACTGGTCCTGGTTGATCACAAAGTCATTGACGGGGATGCAGTTGGAGGTCGAGGTCAGGGCGAACAGCGGGCGCGGACACGGCTCGAAGTCCTCCAGTTTGAGCGGGTCATCCACTTCATCGAGGATGGAGGGCCACGCCTTGCTGATCCAGATCACCTTACGGTTCTGCCGGTCCCAAATCTCGAATATTTGCGCCTTCTGGAGAATGTCATTCTCGGGTTGGTTGGAGATGCCAGTGTTGTGGGAGCGCGGGTTGTAGTCCAGCGGAATCTGGTCGCCGACCTCGGGAAACCGCTTCTTGAGCGCGTCGCGGTCCATGAAGACCCGGCGGGCAACCCACCTGCGCTCTTTCCACGTCCGGCAGGGGGAGTACAGGAAGTCCTCCCAAAACACATGGTCAATCATGACCTCCTGCCGGCTGACACGCTCGAAGGTAGCGGCTTCCTGAATCAGAGTTGGGGGATCAGTAAGGGTGTCCCACTGCTCCTCTAGCTCTTCTGTTTCAGTGTCCGTCTCCAGACGTAACCACGCAGCGCCAATTCCGGGCACAAGGCGATCTTGGATCACCTGCCTCATCACCAAGTCAAAGTCGCATTCCGGCTCGTCGATATCCTGCATTACCGTATTTTGGAGCATCAGACTGGCGACGCGGGCCGGATCGTCCATGGACTGGCCAAAACGGCGAGAAACAGTTACTTTGGGAATGTTGGCGTACAGCGCTGATTCGAGGATGCCGACGTTGGCCGTGAAGATGTTGAATTTGCGCTCGGTGCCGTCGACCGAATCGCGCTCGTCGATGAACCGGCGAACAGTCGTGCGCCCCTGTTTCCAGAAGTTGTTAAACTCCTTCTCCGCCATCGTGATTTCATCGTTCCAGCGACGATAACGACTATCGAGGGTCTTGTCGGCCTCTTCGATGGATTTGATGCGGGAAGATGCGTAGGGGGAGTCAGTTGCCACGGGCGGTCATCTCTTCGACACCTCTAGTGTACCACAGGAAAAGCCGTTTGTCAAGTACCTAAAACAGCAAACACCGGTCACTTTCCCCGGAGGGCTTTCACTTTGGCCGCAGCATCGGCGGCGTTGAACTCCTTCGCCACTTTCACTGGAACGTGGATGCCGCTCGACTTCGGGGGTTTCCATCCATGGGCAACAGCAGCCATCAGGCGGGCTTGGGCGGGGGATTTACTTGGCATCTCGCAGTATCCTTGCTAGTTGATGAAATTCGCTGTCGGTGGGGACAGCAAGGGACATATTGTACTCCCTCCGAAGGTCGGGGTCATTGATAATGTCGCGCATCTTGAGGTTCATCGGAAGGTCGAACACGCCTTCGTCCACCATTCCTTCACCGGAATTAATGTAAAACTCGTACGGCTTCGCCGGGTCTAGTTTTCTCTTTGGCCCAAATTGCTGGAACCACGGGTCATAATCAACAAACCTCGCCTGATCCTCGGGAACTTTGGTCATATCTTGCAACCGAAGCTGGGAGGATTCCATTCCCCGCAACCTGTCAGCGACCGGAAGTCTGTCGCCGCTTGGGCGCAAGTGCGACAGTCCAGCGACCTGCAGAGCCTGTTCCCCACCAGAGGCGTCGTAATGAACCACGTTCGGGTTGAATGTTCCTCCGACGAAATACAGTTCCGCCCGTCCCCTGTCAATCCGGAGGTAGTCTATGGAATGTCTGACTTGGCTTTGTCGGTCAACACGGGAGACTACACAGTTCACCTCGCTGTGGCGGTTGATTCAAACGGAGACTGGGATATCATTGACGCTAAGAGGAAGCGCACAGATCCTAGTAACTCCGCCGACGACCTTATCTCGTTCTGTCAGACATATTCCCCCAGAGAATGGCTAATTGACGACGACAACGCCAGCAAAGTATTTGGCAATCTAGTGGCCACACGCGGGCGCGAGCTGGGAGTAAGTGTCCCGTGGAAACCCATGCCGATGCCCGGG